CATTAAAGGCGAATTCCTCTTCCGCGCGGAAACCCGTCAAATTGTTGTCCCACCGGGTACCCGCCTGATCGCTCGTGTCGATGCGATAGCCGAGCCCGGTGTAGACCTCGGCCGACTTGAACTCGCCAACGATGGCGGTTCCAGCGGCCAGGTTCGCGTTGCGGGTGATGGATGCCTCGAACAGCGCCGACTGCGGATTGTTGACCGCCGGAAGCGGCTGACCCGCCATGTAGCTGTTCAGGTACGGCCGAACCGCCGAACCTTCGAGGGCGAGATACGTCCAGAAGTCGTTCGGGTTCATGATGATGCCATCGACGCGCCGGGCACGCTGCTCAAGAGCGCCCACGGCCTTGGCGATCGCGCCATAGACTGCAGCGCCAGGAGTGGCGAAGCCGGCAATGTCGGCGGTATCGAACGCGCCGGACGCGGCGAGAGCGGTGATGAGGCCCGTCGGCTCAGTCGTACCCGCACCACTCAGGATGTAGTACGCCTCGCCGAGTCCGAATGCTCGACCCAACCGGGAGATCATCATCTTCTCGGCAGCGCCCCGGGAGTACCGGAGCAACTGATTGGACACGTCGTGGATGCGCGCCAGCGTGTAGAAGACGGCATCGTACCGCGCGAGCGTGACGTCGATGTTCTCTTTCGTGCTACCCCACGCGGACACGGTGGCCCGGAGCGGAGTGGCCGCTTCGACCGGGATACTGACGCCAGGAGTTCCGACGCCATCGACGTACGTCATCAGCCCGCGGAACGGGTTGAGCGGTGTCGCGATTGTGACGAGAGCATCGACGAAGTAGTTCGGCGCGATGTACATGCCCAGGGGGCCGGTCGTGCCGATCACGCCCGTGCCGCCGAGGGTGGCCTTGCCGTCGTCGTCGATGTCGATTATGCGAGCCGCGCCACGCTCGAACCGCTGCAGGTGAAGCTCAGCGACCTTCGCCTTACCGGCCTGCTGGACCGCATAGTCCACGTTGTGCGACTCGAAGATGGCCTTCAGGAAGCCCTCGTCCTCTGCGGGCGCCGAGCGTCCGTTGCCGGCGAGGCCTGCCTTGCTTGGAGTGCGCACGGTAGACATGAACGCTGTCATGTCGGCCATCGCCTTCTCGGTCTTCTCGCGCCGAACCTCGCCCTCGCGGACTTCCTTGAGGGTTTCGAGTTCGCCTGCGAGTCGAGTGCGTTCAGTGTCGGCAGTGTCCCAACGCGCCTTGTCAGACGCCTGAGACTCCTGCATGACGCCGACCATCTCGACGATCTTGGTTGTGAGCTGGCCAATCTTCTCGTCCAACTCGGTAACGGTAAGCACGTGTTACTCCTTCGGGGGCGTTCCGGGTGCGCGCATCGAGTCCAGGACTGCCTGGATTGCCTCGATGGCGTCCTGCAACGCCTGCTCATTCTTAGAAGAGATAACGCGCCCGGCCTTTGCCCAAAGGTCGCCCGTTTCCGAGGGACTTTCGAGGGAGGAACCGAGGGAGTCGAGAGAGCCCAACAGATCGCGGATGCGATCATCGAGCGTGATCTCCGAAGCATCGAAGAGGTCGAGCGCCGCCTTTGCGGAGGCGAAGTTCGACCTGTCGTTTTGCGGGGATGTTGAGAGCGTCTGCACGAAGTACGGCCACACGTCAATGTGACCGGCTTTGCCCCGCTTGATTAGGTTGGGATATGCCCACGAGGAACCTCGCAGCGGCGCGCCGCGTTCAATGAGGTTCTCCACGAGCTTGAGTCGTTTCTCGCCGGCCTTGAGCCAAGTCTCGACCCACCAGCCGTCCGACTCCATTGTGAGATCCGTCGCCTTGCCCAGCAGCGTGCCGTTCATGAGTCCGGACGGATCTTTGGAGTGATGCCAGTCGATTGGGCGTTCAGTGAACCATTCGGACTTGACATCCGTATCCGCGTCGAAGAGTTCGCCGTCCAGGTCGCGGCCCTTGCCGTCCTCGGCGTAGCCCCACAGTCCGGGCGCAAAGGAACCGCCAAACGGGATGGCGAGCAACCGTCGCGCTCGCTTACCAGCGAACCAATCGGCGAGTTCGAAGTCGCGCAGCGGTTCGGCCTTCATAGGAAGGAGCGCCTTGCCGGCGTCGGTCTCTGTAGTCATGGCGTCGTCCTCATGCTATTACCGGGAGCCAGTCAAGGGTGCCGTTGGGGTGTTCATCTTCAGCGTCGGCGTCGTCGATGGTGAACGGGTTACGGGACAATCTGTCGGCGCACAACTCATCTTCGTCGCCGTCAATGGCTTCGACCATCTCGATACCGACTTCGGCATATGACCCGAGCGCGGCGGCATTGTAAGCGGCAGTCAGTTCGGTGCGGGCGATCATCTCGGCGCGGTATTGGTCGAAGGCCGTGGCCTGTTCGATCAGCGCGCCCAGCGCACCAGCTGACACGCCATCAGCCACGCCCTTGGCGATAATGTCCGCGATTGCCTCCCGCGTGGTCTGGTTGATTGCGGTAACACGCGCCGCGCCCTTAGTGAGGACTCGGGAGACTACCTTCTCGGTTGTCGGGTCGGCCTTCCCCGGTTTGGGCAGAACCTCCGCGATGTGCCCAGACACGGCTTCGGCAATCCCGCCAAGATGGCCGGCGAGGGCGGACTGCAACTTGCGATCCCACTCGGCGGCTTTCTTTGTCGGCCACCACGAGCTCGTATCCTTGCCCTTGCGGGCAACAATGGCGTCGGCGTGGGTGCGCACGAGTGCGGCAATCTCCGCGCGTTGCGTCTCCAGGAACGCTGCTACGGCGCTCTTGATACGCGGCGTCATCTTCGTCTCGATACCGGTGCGCAGTTGGCGCATCGCTGCACGCGGGCCAGAGAGCGCGGCCTTACCGGCAGAAGTTTCACCCGCCGCGTCGGCAGCCTGATTGTCCTGAGGTTCGCCACGTCCAAGAGCGACCTCGGTCGGCGTGGGGCCGACTTCCGGGACGGGCAGGCTGGCGGGGTTGGATACCACCACGAACGTTGCAGGCAGCCACACCTCTTCACCCAGCGGACGTCCCGTTGCGCCAATGACTTCCGGCGGTAGCGGGTCCTTGCCGATCAGCGCCCGGCGTTCGTCGTTGGTCAGGGTGATCGTCTGCGACTTGGCAAGCAGGTCATAGCGCGGGGAGTCGTCGTCAAACTCGGGTTCGTCGATCTCCAACTCAATAGTCGCGCCGAGTTTGGCGAAGCGGTCCAGGAGTTGGAACTGCAGAACCTCGGCGAACGTTACGAGTCGCGGGTGGATGGCGTTCTGCCACATCGCCGCGCGATCGTACTTGCGCACCTCGCCGCTGTTGAGCCCGGATGGCGTAGAACCACCGATCTGAGAGAGCGGGACGCCCCACAGCGCGAGTGTGTCGTCACGGCCCATAGTCATGAGCTTGAGCAGATCCAACTCAGCAGGCGTAGCGGCCATCGGTGTGAAGTCGGCCGGGCCCTGCATGACGGTGACGTGTTTGGCGGCGCCGGGCTGTTCGTTGACGGTACGGAAGTCGCGTACGAGCTGCTGGAAGATGGCGTCTGGGATCGTACCCCCTGCTTTGGCTGAGACGATGCCGGCTAGCCGTCCGCCGGACGCCAGGACATCGGCAGCGTGTGCGTCTGACAAACGAGTCAGGGCCGTCTTCGTAAGCGCGCTTTCGACGATGCCAATGCCGAAGTGTCCGCTATCCGGCTCGTTCAGCTTGAAATGCTGAACCTCATCGAGTTCGAGCGGGATGCCCGTACCCGCGGCGCCGCGGTAGTCGAGTACCCAGCCCGTCAGATTGCCCTGTGCGTCCTCGGCCGGCGTCATACGGGTGGGGTTGATATAGAGCGTCGCCAAGGGGGTGTGTGCAAGCCCTTCCATCTGGTCAGACAGCCAGAACGACGAACCGCACAGGCCCATATGACGGAAGGTAATCGACCACAACTGAGCGCGCGTCATTGGCTGACGCTCGGTCAGGGCGCCCTGCGGCTTCTCCAGGAGTGATAGCGCGGCACCAGCGGGGCCGGTCGTGGTTTCGTCGATCTCCTCTTCGTTCTCGTCTTCGAGGTGCCAATCGACGGTCGAACAGGCGAGGTCCACAGTCTCCTCGGCACGCCGTACCCAGGGATCGGTATGGAACATGCCTTGCGCCATCTGCATCATCTTCTGCGGACTGTGGATGGCACTCCACATCGGTTGCAGCGTCATCTGGGCCGCGGCTCCGGGACCCATGACGGCCTTCTCGAAACGGCGCGGGACTAGGACGCTCATGGCTTCGCCTCAATTGCAGGTGTGCGCCGGTCGATGACGGCTGCCAGCGTCAGTGCGACAGCAGCCAGGAAGAGCAGTCCGAGCGGGAACCATATCAACCCAAACCCCACAGCCCCGAAGGCGGCTCCCAATAGAACGAGCCGGTCAAACAGTTCGAGTGCGCGCAAACGGGCGAACATCATGCTACACCCCGAAGAATTGGATGCTCAAACCGAACGTCTACGCCACACTGCGCGCCGCGTTCGGTGATGTCGTGCCGTTTCCCCGATGGATGCACGCATATGACGGCCGCGCGGTGCAAGTCCGCGGTACAGAAGCCGCAGATGGGCGCCTTAGATGGCGAGTCGCAATGGCAATCCAGACACCCGCACGCGTAGAGCTTTCGTCTCATGCCACGCCCGTCCCGTAGGTGCCCCATGGGTTAGGCGTCATCAGTTCGGTGAAACCCCATACCAACGCATCCATGCGGTCAGGGGACTTTGGATCTGTGTCCGGGTTCCAGGAGCACATCTGATCTTCGAGCAACTCAAAGGAACCAACGTGGTGGATGCGCCGCTGCTCATAGAACGCCGCAATCGGCTCGGCGCGAGTGTGCTTGCCCTGCGACGCATGGACAAGCTTTACTGGGACGTTCGGGTCGATGGCATGAAGAACCCCGCTCACCATCTCCCCGCCATTGTTGCTCTCCGCGATGATGGCATCCGCCTTCCAGCGGTGATATTCCGTGATCGCCGCCAACGCCCACGCATGCGGCGACCCACGCAGGGACACGTCCGCCAGGGTGTAGCCGTGCTGCTGGTAGTCGAGCCCCACGACGACGATGCCCGCCTCGTCCGCTGACTCGGTTGACGTAGCGGAAGGATCGATCGCGACGACGATGCGGCTCATGGCCGGCACCTGTGCCACACGCAGCGACTCGATCAGCATCCGCGCCCACAACGCGCCCGGCACGTCGTCTAGCATCTCGCCCTCAAGCTCCTGCCTACCCAACGTGGTTCCGCCGTACTTGGCGTACAGCTCGGCGAGCAGAACCGGATCGAGGTTGGCAGCGTTGTCGCTCGTGCGCAGCAGCGTCTTGTGGACCGTCACGTCGTTCATGAGCGACCGCACGAGCGGATGCCCGCGCTTCGGCGTGCCCGTGGCAACAATGCGAGCCGGCGACAGGCGCACGGCGTAGCGGATCGACTCCTCCCATGCCTGCTGCCACTTGCGCCAGAGTCCCACCTCATCCGCCCACAGGCCACGTAGGTTCTTGCCCTGGATGGTAGGCGCGCCGTCGTCTGCACCATCGCCATAGATCACAGAGCCGTTACGCAGCCGGATGATGGCGGTTGTTTGGTTATACGACTCCACTCGGGTTGAGGCGCCGCGCTTTATCTCCGCGAGGTTGGTTCCGAACGCGTGAATGAGGCCGGACGGTCCTTCGAGGCACACGGTCCGCACGGCTGAGTCGGTCGGAGCCACCACTCCATACTCGCCGGGTTCTGTCTGTACCATCTCGGCCAGGGTTTCGGCGCCCGTGCGCGTCTTGCCCGATCCACGGCCACCTCGAACGTACCAGGTTCGCCACTCGGCGGGCGGCAACTGCTCAGCACGGGCCTGCAGGCGCCACGGTGGCGAACCCAGTTCGGCACGCACGGCCTTGAGTGTCTGGAGCGGCAGGTCACTAACTGCCAGCATCGGCGGCTTCCTTGGCGCGGATAGCGTCATCGAGCACCGCGCGCAGCGCGTCCTTCT